GCCATCTGTATCAACTTGTTGTTGATCTAGCAAACGAGCCATACGAGCTACAACCATTGCTGGTGAAGCTGTTGCTGTTGGTAGTGCTGTCGCACCTGGCAAACGTGCTGCTAATGGGATAGAGTGATCCCCTGCAGAACTTGTTGTGATATTGCCAAATGAGTCCTTACGTAGTTTCATTGATGTCAACAATTCATCTGAACCAGCAGTGATTACAGACTTAGAACCATTTACAGTTGTGTTAGCTGTATCTGCTCCTGAGTGTAATGCTGACTGTTTGAAACCAGAAAGGTATCCAAGCACGTCTTGGTCATACTGATCTTTTAGACGATACGCTGCACGATCTGTTGCAAGTTGCATAAAGTTTACGTGACTGTGGGCTTCCTCTATGTCATCCATCTTAAAAGCAAAGTAGTTCGCTTTGTCAATAGTTAACTGAAAGTCCTCATCGTCTAAATCTTGTGCTGTGACAGTTGTGCCACGTGTATAAGCTTGCACTGAGATTTCAGGTTCTTTGATAATCTGAACCGTATCCCCTTGTGCGCTTATCTCTCCGAAATAATCGGAGTTAGTTATTTCTCCTACAACAGTACTCTTGCGGAAAGCAAGCTGTACCTGTTTGGAGTAGATTACTGGGCTAAAATTACCATTAGGTAAATTGCCGTAACCTGACGCTGATGAAAAAGCCATGATAAAATCCTCCATTAGATGTTTGGCTTAGTTAGTAAGCTAACACTTTGAAAGAGGCTAGTAGTTCTAGGGTGCGAGTACCGTACACGTTGGCCTTTGTGTACAGCATCGGGCCTATACTTAACTAGGTAGGTCTTACTTAGTAGTTGGGCTTAGTTAAGAAAAAGCATAAAGGTAGCTAATAATAGGGCTTTATGCTTTTACTTCATAAACATAGTTATATATACTTAATCCACTATGTCAATAGTTTTTTATCTTGCACCACCAGAAATATCGTATACAAATGTACCTGCTTGTATAGCTTTCATAATATCTTCTGATCGTGCTTCATATTCTTTGGCAGACATTTTTTGTACCTGCGACTCTAGAATCTTCCCTGAAACACCTTCACCGTCAATCTTAGTTGTTCTCTTTGTCTTAACTTGTGAAGCTGCTTCTTTAGTTGTTCTTTTTGTAGACTTGATGTCCATGCCGTTATCAACCTTAAACAAGTCAATAACACGTACAACTGATCTAGGATCATCTTGATTTTCGTACAAGGCGTCCTGTACCCACTTGGGTTGTTCGTTTGCCCAGTTGTGAAAGTCATCACTCTCACGTAACTCATCAAAGTCAGGGTGCATTTTTCTTATTGCATTTTCTGCTTGTGTGCGTTGGGTATCTGCATTAAGCTGATCTATCTCTTGTAATCTCTTATCTGCTTTTGCAAACTTCTCTTCTGCTTCAGCTTTAGCAAATGATTTGAGTATGGCAGCAGCTTCTGGATTCTTTTTAGACCAAGCTTCTATCTCTTCTTTTGATTTGGGAGGGCGTAGGTCTCCACTGGATGCATTTTCCATCTGAGCTTTTAATTCTTTTATTTCCTCAGATTGTTTATTTAAGTGCTTGCGTAGGTCACTGTACCGTTTTTTATACGTTCTTTCTTCAGCAGATAACGTTTCTTCTTCAGCTTCTGTATTGGCCTCTTTCGCTTCGGTACTTTCTTCTTGTTTAGAATTTGCTTCTCTTTCTTCCATGAGGGATTTTAGTTCTGCTTCATCCTGTTCTATGCGTTTTTGATTTGCTTTAAGTGCTGATTTATTTTGTACGAATCCTGCATTTTTTGGTGTTTCTACTTCTGTTAGTTCTGGCATTTATTTTTTCCTTATGTTGGGGCCAGCCGTAGCTGGGTAGCCTTATTGTTATATGGATGTATTTTTAGTCATCTTCATCTTCATCTTGGGTTGTCGTTCCTTGAGCATAGGCTGTTGCTACACCGCCTGGTGTTCCTGCTTGAAACTCTTCAAAAAACTCTTCATCTGTGAGACTTTCATCTTGTATTAGTGCAGCCTCTGCTTCTGCAGTACCACCGTAAAATGTATCTGGTGCTCCGCTTCCTGGTGTTACAAATGGATCGTCATCATCATCATCTCTATCACGTAAAGTTTTTATGTAAGCTTGTTGTTGTGCTATTATGTCTTGTGCTTCCTGAGAGTCAGATGAAAGAGATGTTGCAGGTTTAAACATCCCAGCATCTGTTATTCTTGAGATAGCAAAGTTAGCATTTATTCTTGCTGTATTATACATATCTAAATCCGACTGAGATAGAGGATTGCCTTTATCGTCTGTTCCAGATTTTAAATATTGCATTGATTTAGCTACTACATCTTGCGCCATATTTTTATTTGATTTTAACGCAAGTTTTTCTAAAGCAAATCCACCAGCGACAGGTATTAAAATATTACCTATAGAATATATTAAACCTTTTTCTGCTGCACTAAGCATACCTGCATTTGGATTATCTTGTAAAGCAGAGGAGTAATTTTTAAACATATCATTAGTCCATTTATTTACAGGAGTATTTCTCCACGTTGGATCAGGATCTTGTCTTATGTCTACACCCTCACCATCTCCACCTATGGTATCTCCCTCTTCTGCCTGTGCAACTATTTCCCCTTTTAACACGTAACCTTCTGGGATAGGTCTGAGAGGTCTACCATTAAAAAACACTATTTGTATATCTGGTTTTGAGGGATGCTCATAATTTTTAAAATCAAAGCCAGTAAATATTTGTCCTGTACCACCGTACCCTCTAGTACCACTTTTTAAGAGTTCTTTGACTTCTGATTCTGTATCTTCTACTTCACCACCCTCGTTCATCTTTTGAGCTTCTTCTTCTATTTCTAACTCATCATCTCTAAAGAAAGACTCTTCACCTTTTTTAATACGTTGAAAACCTTGTTTAGCTGCGTCTTGTAAACCCTCAAAAAATGCTGTGCCGTAGTAACGTCTAGTGGCAGCATCTATCATAAACTCGTTAGGACTTGCCATAATAGGGATATCATCACGAACCTCTGCTGGGGTTGCTCCTAGTGGGGCTGTGTTACCACTGACAGGATCTTTTTGTACGCTAAGTACTTCATCAGGACGTACTGATTTAAACATTGGTGTATTAGTCTCTTCCATTTATTTCATCCCTTAAAAATGTCAATCTTCTTAGAGCAGCTATCTCACCTTGAGCACGATAAACATTTTCTATACTTACTTCTTGCTCTAGTTTACGCTGTGACACCTCTATCTTTTCATTAAGTATTTCAATAAACGAATCCCAAAGAGGTTTATCATTTACTAGCTTCTTTATCTTCATGTTCCTGTAAACCCTTGCTCACCTGGAACTGGTGCTGTACCTGTGCCTATAGTTCCACCACCTGCACCTGTAGTATCTGCTACCCCTGTACCTGCAGGAGTTGTTGGAGCAGCTTGAGCTTCAGGAGATTCTGGTGGAGCAACACCTTCGGGGGGTTCTGGTGGTGTAGCAAACTTCTTGAGTATCTCAGCTTGTATAGCTGCATCACCAAGAGAGTTAGTTACTTTGTCTGGATCTAAGTCCATACTCTTAGCTATCTCTCGTATGATGTAATCTGATTTTACAAACGGTTGTAGCATAGGATTAGAAGCTACACCTAAGAACTGCATTAGGCGTTGGGATCTTACTTCGTTAGCCATTAGGCTTTCTGTACCTTGAGCTTTTACTTCTAGATCACCTTTTATTCCTTCATCGTAGTCGAACTGCATATTAAATGCAAAGAACGCTTTACCTAGTGGAGCTATTAAGTAGTCATCTACGTTCTTGACTACGTTCCGTATACTGCCGTTGGCAGCAGACATAAGCATGGAAATACCACTAGCAGTACGCCCCACACCCTGTACGCCTGTCTGACCATGAGCGAAAGATGGAAAGCCAGTTGATTCATCTGCTAATACCCTTGCTTTATCAAATAGCTGCATGTTTTCTGCAGCAACGTTTGGAAACTTAGTGCCAAATATGCCTTGACCTGGAGCACCGCCTTGTCTTCTAAACACCTTGCCTGGATACACACTCAGGTCTTGACCTGGAACTAAGTTAGTTTCATCTACTTCAATAATAAGATTGCCACTTAATGCAGCATTGTCTATTGCCATACGCATGAAACCGTTCATCAAAGTCTGTGTATCATCCATGTTTTCAGCTATACCTACGCCAAAGAAAGAGTAGGGGTTCAACTCATAAGGCACAGCGTAGTAAGGTATACGTGCTGGCTTAAATGGATTTAGGACTAGACGTAGTACTTTACCGTTACATATCCAAGCATTTACGCTTAATTGTTCTGAGTCTTTTATGTCTTTTGGTATTACTACACCATGATCTTCTAGTATAGATGTGTCTACATAACCCCAAAACTCTAGGACTTCGTATCTGTATGGGGCGTTGCTGTACTGTGCATCATCCTCCATGTCTTGTTCCCAGTATTTCTTTTCGTAGGACTCGCCCATATCTATAGCTTCATTGATAGAGTCTTCTCTAAAGAAAGGTCTAGACTTTAGCCCACGCATCTGAGATCGTGTCATGCGGTGGCGTTCTACTACATACTCTGCTTCATCCATATTGTACGCATCTGGGTCTGGGTAAAAATTCCAGATAGATACGTGACTTGTGGATGGCACTGTCTTAACTGTAGGATCGTACTCACCGTCTTCATTCCAGTTAGGATACTCTTTGTCTATAGCAAACGGACCTTTCATAATCCCTGTGCCAAATAATGCCATCTCAAAAGAAGTATGGCGCAGTTGTTTATTAGCGCCACTTTCTTCTAACTGATCATGTATTTTTTTCTCCATCTTCTTAGCTGCAATCATAGCAGGATGGAATGTAACTGTATCTTGTGTAGTGCCAGGACCCTCTATTATTTTATCTGAAGCATACTCTAGTGTATCTTCTATTGGACCCATACGCTGCATACGATCATACAGGGTTTCACCAGGTTTTAATTTTTGTTCAGGATCAAACAACAATGTAATTGGGGGTTTTTTACCAAAGGCATCTTCTAACTGATCTTGTGCTTGTTCAGTCTGGGGGTTAATACTGATGTGCATAGACTCAGCTACACCTTCAGGTAATGTTGTTGGATTAACTGTAAGAGGGAAACGAGAACTACCAAACAAAACATCTACAATCTGACCATACGCAGCTAGTGTTTTAGTTTTAGTAACCTTAATAAATACTCTAGACTTCTCAGTTTCAGTAAACTGTACATCTGTATTATATAGGCCACGATAGTTTCTGTAGGCACGTAGCCACCTATTTTCATCTGCAAACCTAGCATCCTCTGCCCTACTAAACTTTGAAGTAACAAAAGCAACTACACCCTGTGCATCTAGATCATCTGCATCTTGAATAACAGAGACTTCATCTGTTTCAAATAGTTCACCTTGTTCGTTATCTGTCGTAGCCATTATCGGTCATCCTTTTCAAAACAGTCAAACTGTAGTCCATAGTATTTATTTTCTTCATACTTTTGCCAGTTAGCATTATCAACTATTACGTTACATTGTTCCTGTGTAAACGTTTCTTGCATTATATATTGATTGCCAGTATAGACCCACTCTTCTCCTGTGTGACCCCATATACTTATTACAACTACAAATGTCTTCACTGCTAGTATCCAAACGTTTTATCTGAAGCTTGAAAACCTGTCCTGTGAGATACAGGGTTGTAATCCCATAAAGAACTGCGTGGTCTTGTCATTATACCATAACGTAAAGCATCATACAAGTGGTCTTCTGCATTTGTGTCTACATCTTCAGGATTCTTTTTATCTAAAGGTATGCCAGGTAACTGTGCTATCATATTGTTGCAAGAAGAAAAGAACACGAGTCTTGGCTCCTCAGTAAACTCATCTACTTGCAAACGGCGGTGAAGCTCGTTTTTACCTGCCACCCTTGAACCTTTAGACCTATCAGATGGCCTCCAACGCAAGCCTTTCTGATTCATCTGTTCAGCCAAAGAAGGGCCAGTGTCTCCACGTTTATGCCACAGGGAGCTATCCAACACACCGTACCTGATATTGTCATCTCGTTCTGCATCTAATATCATATCCGCTAAATCTATTGCTGTAACTCTTGAACAGTATAACTCTCTATATACTATAAGTTGTTCACTTGGACTTACTGCCAACCAAACAACACCTGTGTAGCTTCCGTACCCATAGTCACATGCCCTAAACCTTGCCCAGCTTTTAGGTATATCGTATGGGTCTACTACGTGTATCTGTCTGTTAAACTCAGGGAACGCTGCTCCCTCGTTTACATCCCAGTTCCCTTCTAATAACTGCTTTCTTTGATGTTCTGGGAGTGATAGAAGCATGGCTTCGTAGTCACCACTCTCAGCTAAATAAGGATTATCAAAGAGACTAGCAGGTATGAACCTTCGCTTGAATAGGGGTTGACCAGCTTTGCTATGCCCTTGTGGAAACTTCAGAACCTCACTAGTCTCTATGTCCGTTGCCCAAAATGCCGTGTTAGGTTTTGCTGGGTCAATGAACATCTTCTTAACCCAAGAATGGCCTGGGCCGCCTGGGTTTGTAGTTGCTCTCATGTACAGACCTAAATCTTTGTTTGCGCTACGTAGTCTAGATCTCATATAGTTCCACGAGTAGGGGCTATTCCACTGCGTTAACTCGTCAAATGCTACGTAATTAAACGCCTGACCTTGGTAGCGCATCACGTCTGTATCTCTATCCAAGTACGACATCCAAAGTGTGCCGCCTCTTGGTGTAGTCCATTGCGACTTACGCTCAGACCACTTTATGTTAGGTATCGCTTTAGGGTATAGCTCTTGGCTTTTCTGTATAAGTTCCCTAAGTTCTTCTGTTGTGTGTCGTACAAGTAGACCACTAAAGTCTTGACTGTTTAAGTTTCGTAACGGATCAGCTAGTGTGGCGTAGCTTTTCCCGCCTCCAGCTGCCCCACCATATAGTACCTCACGCTCAGAAGACGCTAGATATTGTGTCTGTGGACCTGCATTAGGTTGAAATACGACACTTTGTGCATAGTCTACGTCATACTCTGGTGGCTTTACTTGCGCTGGTTTAGCTTCAATCTTCTTCGTAGGTGTAGGAGCCAGGTCTTTCTTTTTCGAGGATTTCAATTTGACGGAGCGTTTTTTCGAGCCGCTTGGCATACTGGCGTTTAATCGCAGTAATCCTCTTTCGCTTTCTTTCGACATCTAACCTTTTCTTTAACCCATCGTGCGTTATACTTCTACCTGACTGTGTTGTTAGCCACGCAGCTACTTGTCTTAAACTATACTGCTTTACGTGTTTCTTAGCAAGCTCTAATAGTTCTAACTGTTCTGGGATAGGGTTTAACCAATCCTCATCATCTGGGTCTACCTCATATCCAAAAGGTATATTCTTACTTACCTTTGGAATCCTTTGCCACAGTTTTACTTTAAATGGAACTTTAGGCAGTGTCCAATATTCATACTGTAGCGGTCTTTCACTCGTTAGATTCTGCATTGGTATCCTCTTTAGGTGGTAAGATAAACAAACCTCCTGTAGACTCTACTGATACTTTCTCTGTTTTAACTACTCCTGCACGATCAAGTATCTGACCTGCAGCCATTAACGTTTCTTTTATACCTAGCTGGGTAGGATCGTCCAAAGCCCTACCATAAGCGACTGCAGCTTTGGGTCCAATCCTTGACATGTACGTTTTAGTAGCGTCAAATATCTCATCCTTCAATCCCTCCACTATAGATGTAGTGGGAGTGTTGTTACTATAACCTGCTAACTTCTTAGCTGTAACAGCATCCCCACCTGCTTCTTCAAATAAAACTTCTAGGAACTTAGTTTGTTTCTCATTTAAAGTACGTGTCATTTTACTTTCCTGTAGGCTCTGGTTTTCTTTGCAATTTTTTTAGGTTGAGCCACATGCTGCTTACCTGCCTTAGTGCCTTTTCGTTTTGCTCTGGATGTAGCGGCATACTCAGCAGGGCTAAGAGACTTAATAGCCGCACTAGGTAAATAA